AAGTGCTGTAGATGCTATTAGATTTCAAATGAGTACAGGCAACATAGACGCTGGCGATATCTGCCTTTACGGAATTAATTAAACATGATATATGAATTAAAAGGAGAAAACTATGCCAAGATATCATAACATAAACGGTAATAGAGTTCAGTTTACAGCTGAAGAAGAAACAGCTAGAGATGCTGAAGAAAAAGCGTGGGCTGATGCAGCACCTGCTAGAGCTTTAGCTGATCTAAGATCTAAAAGAAATAGATTATTAGCTGAAACTGATTACTATGCTTTATCCGATGTAACTCTATCTGATGCTATGACAACATATCGTCAAGATTTAAGAGACTTACCTGCAGGTAAAGATACTGTTGATAAATGTAATAACGCTACATGGCCGACTAAACCATAAGGCATAAAATAATATGCTACAGAAATTAAAATTTCAGCCTGGATTCAATAAACAAGTCACAGCAACTGGCGGCGAAGGCCAATGGGTTAGTGGTGATTATGTAAGATTTAGATATGGAACCCCTGAAAAAATAGGTGGTTGGGCTCAGTTAGGAGATGCTACTCTTACAGGAAGAAACACTGCTATACACCATTTTGTTAATGCAAATGGTATTAAGTATGCAGCATTAGGCACAAACAGATTTTTATATATATACTCAGGGGGAGCATTCTATGACATTACTCCTATTAAAGCTACAACTACACTAACAAGTGCTTTTACAACGACACAAAGTGATGCAACGGTTACGATAACTTTTGCATCTGATCATAACATTACTAAATACGATATCATTCGTTTAGATAATTTTAGTTCAGCAACCAATTCTAATTTTGATTCGGATGACTTTGATGATACTAATTTTATGGTGACAACTGTTCCAACTTCTACCACAATCACTATTGAAATGGGATCAGCTGAATCAGGATCAGGAGCTAGTACTTCAGGTGGAGTAAGGGTTCAACATTTTTATTCAATAGGACCTGCGGTTGAGGCATCAGCTGCTGGTTGGGGACTAGGTTTATGGGGTGGTACTGTAGCAGGTGAAGTTTATGATACTTTAGATGGTGCATTAACTTCAGGCTCATCTAGTATTGTCCTTGATGATTCAACAGGATTTCCTGCATCAGGATCAATTTTAATAGACAGTGAAAGAATTGCTTATACAACAAATACTACAGGAACAGGAACTTTATCAGGATTAACAAGAGGATCAGATAACACAACAGCCGCATCACATAGTGATGCAGCAACAGTAACTGATGCTTCTGAATATACTAAATGGGGTGCATCACAAACAGGTGATATTATTACAGCTCCAGGTCTTTGGTCCTTGGACAATTATGGAAATAAACTTATTGCAACTATCGTTGATGGTGCAACTTTTGAATGGGATTCAAATGCTACAGGTGCTACAGGAACTAGAGCAACAATCGTTGCTAACGCACCAACAGCGGTAGTACAAACATTAGTATCCACTCCCGATAGACACTTAGTATTTTTTGGAACAGAGACAACCATTGGAACGACATCGACACAGGACGATATGTTTATTAGATGGTCGGATCAAGAATCAATTAATACACCAACTTCATACACTCCTTCGGCAACCAATACCGCTGGCACACAAAGACTGGCTGACGGAACACGGATCGTTGGAGCGATTAGAGGTCGGGATGCTATTTACATTTGGACTGATACATCTTTATTTATTATGAGGTTCGTTGGTGCTCCTTTTACTTTCTCATTTCAACAAGTTGGAACGAACTGTGGATTGGTAGGAAAACATGCAGCCGTTGAGGTTGATGGTTCTGCTTACTGGATGTCAGAGAATGGTTTCTTTAGATATACTGGTAAACTAGAATCTCTAGCATGTTTAGTTGAAGATTATGTTTATGATGATATTAATACAGTTCCTAAAAATCATATCTATGCAGGGTTAAATAACTTGTTTGGTGAAGTTACTTGGTTCTATCCAGGTAGTGGTGCTGCATCTAATAACAGATCAGTAACTTATAACTTTATGGATTCAACACCAGAGCGACCAGTATGGACTACAAGTTCACTTTCAAGAAGTTCGTGGTTTGATTCATCTATATTTGGAAAACCACATGCAACAGAATATGATTCAAGTGCCACGAGTGATACAACAGTTGGTAATACTGATGGTGTTACAGTTTACTATGAACATGAAACTGGACAAGATCAAATTAAAGCAGGAGCAAGAACTGGTATTTCAGCTAGTATTCAATCAGGAGATTTTGATATATCTATGGGTCAAGGTGGTGGAGCAGACTTAAGAGGAGACGGTGAATATATGATGAAAATTAGAAGAGTATTACCTGACTTTTTATCACAAACAGGTGATGCAAGAGTGACATTAAATTTAAAAAATTATCCAACAGATGCAGAAGCAAGTTCATCTTTAGGACCATTTACATCTACAACAAGTACAGATAAAATAGATACAAGAGCTAGAGCAAGAGCTATAGCTTTAAAAGTAGACAACATTAGTATTAAACAACACTGGAAGCTTGGCACTTTTAGATTAGATATACAAGCGGACGGGAGAAGGTAATGGCTAGAATTGTACAATCATTAACGCAACCTTTAGAAAAATACGATCAACAAATACAACAATCATTTGTTAGAGATGTTGATAGTATAGTACAAAAATTAAACACATCCTTTCAACAGGATTTAAAAGAAGAGGCGGAAGCGGAAGCTTTCTTTTTAGGATAATGGCTAATACATTTGTAAACAAAAAGAAGGATTTAACTAGTACGTCAGCTACTACATTATATACAGTACCATCGGCAACAACAGCTGTTATAAAATCAATACTAGTATCTGAAGATTCAGGTAATGCTGATACTATAACAGTAACTTTAACCGATACAGATGCCGCTGTTTTTAGCCTATTTAAGACTAAATCCATATCAGCTAACGCAACAACCGAATTATTATCTGCACCTTTAGTGGTAGCAGAAAGTGAAATTATAAAAGTAACCGCAGCAACGGCTAATAGATTACATGTCGTGTTGTCTGCGCTCGAAATTAAGCCTAGAGTAGTTACATCATAGGCTTGATTTACTTGTAAAAAACAAGTAATATAATAAACCCAGGTGAAATTCCTGCCTTTAACAATTAACACAAAATTATGGCTATAGATTATAACTCAGGAATATCATCATTGGACACAGGCGCACCAGATATTAAATATACAGGTGACGAAGGTCCTAGATCCCCAGAAGAAAACAGACAAATCGCTTCAGCTATATTAGGCGATGAATCTGGAGATATTGCAAGTGAGTTATGGAGTGGAATGTCCCCTTCAGAAAGAAATGAATGGGGAAGTATTGAGAATTTTATACAAAGCGACGATTTCAAAACTATATTAATAAATTTACAAACAAGAAGAGGAAGTAGAGGAGGCATACAAATGGCTTCTGCTGCTGATCCAATATTGCAAGATGAATATGATAAATATGTTATTGAAATGGAAGAGATGGGACAACAACCAATGTCCTTGGAACAATTTAGACAACAAGCTGTAGCTGGTATGGCTACTGGTGGTAGAGTTGGATTTAGATATGGGTATGGAGCATCACAAGAGCATTATGAAAAAGCACAAGAAAAACAAGCTGCTGATAGAAGAGAGCAAGCAAGTGTAGCGCAATATTCAGCACCAGCACCAAAAGCTAAAACAGTTTCAGTATCAGCCCCTTCTTATCCTGATCCAGATCCATCATCAGATCAAGTACCAGGAGATGTTCAATTTACTCAAAATAAATCAGGAAGACCGCTCATACCTAAAGATTATAGTACATCTTGGGATGACGAAGACACTGAACAATGGGAAAAAGAAAATCTTAGTGGTATTGGAGATGTTAAATCACCATTAGAAAAAGCTAAAGATAAATTTATAACACCAACATGGGCAATGGTTAAAGGACTTGAAGGAAAACACAATGCATGGAGAAGAAAAAGATTTTTAACAAATTATATGAAACAAAACCCAAATTTATCTTGGTGGCATGGACAAAATATTGAAGGTTGGGAAGATTGGGATGAAGACGATTGGAACACAAAAGAAACTAGAGCCTTATTAGATAGTCTAGGTTATGCTGAAACTATAGGACAAGGTCCTGATCAACAAATAGGTGGTGGCGGTGATCAAGGCATTGCATCAACACTACCTTTATGGCAACAACAAGGTTTCAATAGTTATGCAGATTGGTTAGCGGCCCAAGGAACAGGGACAGCTCAATCAGCAGCGCTGGGGGATATCCCTGATGATAGAATTAGATTTGCACAAAATATAGATCCAAGTCATCATCCTATCTTGGCAGAAAAATATGGTTTTGATAAAACACCACAAGGTGTAACTGATTTTCTTAATCAATATTCTATGTTCGCAGCTGATGGTGGTAGAGCAGGATACGCTGGCGGTGGAGATGTAAGACAAGAATATTTTTTAGGTGGTCTTGGTAAA